CAAGTACTCTTGCAATAGCGTCTGGTGGTACAGGACAGACAACTGCTAATACTGCATTTAATGCTCTTGCACCTAGCCAAACAAGTAAAACAGGTAAATATCTTACAACAGATGGTACAAACACTTCATGGGCTACAGTAGCCTAGCGGTGGTGGACCAATTACACAAAACACAGATTCAATATCTGCTAATCAAACTATTGCGGCTGGCTCTAACGGATTCTCTGTTGGACCCATGACTATTCAGAGTGGATACTCTGTGAACATAGCTAGTGGACAACGCTGGGTTGTTATTTAAGGAGAAAATATGAGTTCTATATCTTCAGGAACAACCACAACAACTGGTTATGTTGTTAGCTCGGATACAACGGGTGCGTTAGTTTTAAAGACAGGGTCTGCGGCTACTACTGCGGTTACTATTGATACGAGTCAGAATGTAGGTATTGGTACGGGTTCGCCATCACAGGCTCTTGATGTAAGTGGAAATATCAATGTCAGTGGCACAGGCACTTCTAGTTTTACAAGCACTGCAACCTCGCCAGTTCAAATTAACGGAACATCCATTCCTACTCTGACAATCAGAAACTCAACAACCTCTGTTGAAACTCAAATTAGGTCAACAACAACTGAAGGGTTAATTAGAACAGCAACAGACCATCCTCTTGTTTTTGCAACTAATGCATCGGAACGGATGAGGCTCGACACCTCAGGCAATCTAGGCTTGGGAGTTACTCCGAGTGCTTGGAAAAGCACTTACAAAGCTATACAGTTTTCAAGTAGTAGTGCTGTGTATGGCGAAACTGGCAATACTTATGTAGGCAGTAATGTTTTTGTTAATAGCTCAGATAGCAATACATACATCACGACAAACTTTGCCTCAATGTATCGCCAAGTTGATGGCAAGCATCTTTGGTACACAGCCGCATCAGGTTCGGCAGGGGCTAGTATTACTTTTACAAACCCGATGACTCTGACAGCAACAGGTCGACTTGGAATTGGAACTACAGCACCTGCAACAACACTTGATTCTCGTGGAGATGCTTGTTTAGGAACAAATCTTTATTTAGGTGCAGACACAGTATTCCAAGAGCAACGCATAACTGTTGTTGGTAGCACATCAGGTTCTACTGGTTTGTCATTTTCTGGCTATACAGGTGCGACTTATACAGAACGAGCCAGAATAGACTCTAGCGGTAACTTGCTGGTGGGGACTTCTAGCAACAACGGCAGATTATGTGTTCAAGGTTCAACTGCTAATTCAAGTGCAAATGCCCTTTATGTAACCAGTAGTTCAGGTAGTCAAATGTTTTTGGTTCGTAATGATGGTGCTTTAAGGTCAGAATCAACTTACTATATTACAACCGCTTCTGCTGGTAATTTAAATATTGATACCAGTGGCTACATTGCTCGCTCAACTTCATCATTAAAATATAAAAACAATGTTCAAGATGCCACACATGGTCTTGCCAAAGTGTTGGCTTTACGCCCTGTTACTTACAAAGGTAACAACAATGGCGATACAGTTTTTGGCGGTTTAATTGCTGAAGAAGTACACGAAGCAGGGTTAACTGAGTTTGTTCAGTATGCAGAAGATGGAAGCCCAGACGCTTTGGCATACGGCAATATGGTTTCACTTGCATTTAAAGCAATCCAAGAACAACAAGCATTAATCCAGCAACTACAAGCTGACGTAGCAATCCTGAAAGGAGTTCAACAATGAGTATCATATTAGACGGTACAACGGGTATAACAACTCCTGACTTAACTGATTCTTCGTTGACATCAGGTCGGGTTGTCTATGCGGGTACTAGCGGGAATCTTACGGGGTCTTCTGCGTTTCAGTTTGATGGGGCTAATGTCATTATTAACGCAACTACTCCAGCGTACTTTACAGGCACTTCAAACCTTGCACAGATTTCTATAAATCGTTCACCCTCTACAGGAACAATATTTAACGCAAGTCAATCTGCGGCTTTTATGAATATTGATGGTGCAAGTGGTGGTAGTTCTTTTCAGTTTGCAACTGCATCTGCGGCTAACACACAACCATCAGAAAGAATGAGGCTTGATGGCTCAGGCAATCTAGGCTTGGGAGTTACTCCGAGTGCTCAATTTAGCGGTATTAAGTCTTTTCAAGTTGGTTCAACAACTAATCTGTTTGACAATGGTGCAAGTACAAAGTTTTATCACAATGCATATACTGCCGCCTCTGGTGATGAAACATATTTAACAACTGGATATGCTCAAGGTTATTTGATGTCTAGCAATGGTCAGCATCAATGGTACATAGCCGCATCAGGCACAGCAGGAAACACTTTCTCCTTTACTCAGCCGATGACTCTGGATGCAAGTGGCAATCTAGGTATTGGTACAACTTCGCCAACTACAAAGTTAACAATCTCTGGAACAAGTGCAATTATTACTACTAATGGAACTACTAACACTGGCGCAAGGGGATTAGATTTTGTTTATTCAGGTCAATCGTATGGTTCATTATTGAATTACGCCGAAACAGGTGAAACAGCGTTGACTGCTGGATTTACAAGTTCATCTGGTTATTTTTTAACTTTTAAAACAGAAAATGTTGAGAGAGCAAGAATTACAAATAGCGGTAACTTGCTGGTGGGGACTACGAGTCAAATTGGTTCAACAGCCTCTAGACAAGTAATTAAGTTTGACAATAATAATTTTTATGGTTTGGCTTTAGGTGGTTCTGCTTCTGGTGCGGCAGGAATGTTAAATTTCTACAATAGTGCTGGCACTGAACAAGGTTATATATCTACAACTGGTAGCGGTTCAACAACCTATTCGACTTCTTCAGACTACAGGTTAAAAGAAAACATTGCACCAATGACAGGCGCATTGGCTAAAGTGGCGCAACTTAAACCTGTTACCTATACATGGAAACAAGATGGTTCAAGTGGTCAAGGATTTATTGCCCATGAACTACAAGCCATTGTTCCTGATTGCGTAACAAGAGAAAAAGATGCAGTAGACGCTGAAGGTAATCCTAAGTACCAAGGTGTTGATACATCATTCCTAGTAGCCACACTCACAGCCGCCATCCAAGAACAACAAGCAATCATTGAATCACTCAAGGCACGTTTGGATGCCGCTAATCTTTAAACTGAAAGGTAAATCATGACTACGACTACAACTTGGACAATCGAAACACTAGACCGTGAGACATCTAACGGTTTTGTAACAACAGCTCACTGGCGAGCTACAGCGGTAGACGGTGAATATACATCATCTATCTACTCAACATGCTCATGGGCAGACGGTACCCCAGAAATCCCCTATGCTGATCTCACACAAGAAATAGTCCTAGGATGGGTCTGGGAGAATGGCGTTGATAAAGAAGCAACAGAAACAGCATTGGCTGCTAACATTGAACTACAGAAAAACCCTGTAACAGCAACTGGTACGCCTTGGTAATAAAACATATGGAGGAGTTTAAATGGCTTCAATATTAAATGCCGATGATGGCGTGGTCAGCGGAAGTGCTGGCTTAAAAAGTAATGCAGATTCCTCCGGTGTTTTGGCATTGCAGACTAATGGGACTACTGCGGTTACTGTAAATGCTTCACAGAATGTAACTCTTGTTGGTAGTTTAACTGCCGCAGGATTATCAGGACCACATAACGGAACTGTAGGTGCTACTACTCCTGCGGCTGGTGCGTTTACTACGCTTAGTGCAAGTGGTGCAACTACTCTTTCAGCGCAACTTACAGCATCTACTGGTGATACGTCATACCCAATAATAAGCAAAGACACTAGCGCATTTAGTGCAGGTGTTTCTGGCTCAAAGATAGGTTTTTTTGGATTAGATTCAACATCAACAAACACTGCACTTGGCGCAATTAGCACACTTGCGCAAGCAAGTCAAGATGCTACATTGCGTGTGCAAGTTTTAAACAGTGGCTCTTTAGCAACTATCGGCACATTCTCCACAACAGGGTTGGGTATTGGTACAAGTTCGCTTTTCACAACAGCCGCAAATAGGGGCAATATCAGTCTTAATGGTACAACAGATGCAATTTTTGCAATCGGTACTGGTGGCACAAGGCGAGGATACATTTATGCTGATTCTACACATATTGAAGTAGTTGCTGATGGGTATATGGCTTTAGCCGCTGGTGGGGCAGAACGAGCCAGAATCACAAGCGCAGGTGATGTAGGTATTGGTACAAGTTCACCCGGTGCAAGATTGCAAGTTGTAAGTAATGTGACCTCTTCTTATGGTATGATTATTTACAACCAGAACGCAACAGGACAAGGATTAACAATTCGTGCTGGCTCAACATCAAGCCAAGATGCATTTAATTGTCAAACATACGATGGTGGTATAAGTTTATTTGCAGTCCAAAGTGGTGGCAATGTAGGTATTGGTACAAGTTCGCCTACAAGCAAATTAGATGTTGCTGGCATCATCTCAGACTCAAACGGCAACGTGCGTAAAGTCCCTCAATCAGGTTCTTCAAAGACATCCTCATATACCCTTGCTACAACAGATGTCGGTGAGTACATCTTGCTTGGTGCAAGTGGTGCAATTGTTATTCCTGATGCTACTTTTGCGGCTGGTGACATTGTCACTATCTTTAACAACACTGCTAGCACCGCAACAATTACTTGTTCAATTACAACAGCATACATTGCAGGAACATTTACTGATAAAGCTACAATGACTCTGGCTGCAGCAGGTGTTGCAACTGTATTATTTATTACCAGCACTCTATGTGTTGTTTCAGGGAATGTGACTTAATATGAGTTCATCACAATTATTATTAATGGGAGAAGGTGCTGGTGGTGCGGCACCTAATTATATTGAGGATGTGTTCAGCACATACCTTTATACAGGTACAGGTTCAGCATTAACTATTAACAATGGCATTGATTTGTCTACTAAAGGTGGATTGACTTGGATTAAAAGTCGCTCTGCTGTTAATGCCCATGCGCTATATGACACAGCACGAGGTGCAACTTTTGATTTGGTATCAAACACTACAGCGGCACAAACTACACAAGCTACTGGTTTAACTGCATTTGGTTCTACTGGTTTTTCTATTGGGACTTTATCAAAGCTAAACACTCTGGATTCTACATACGCATCATGGACATTCCGCAAGCAACCAAAGTTCTTTGATGTTGTGACTTATACAGGTACAGGTTCTGCAAGAACTGTTGCCCATAGCTTAGGCTCTGCACCCGGCTGCGTTATTGTTAAACGTACAGATTCTGCAAATGATTGGATTGTTTGGCACAGGTCTGGAACACAAAATAACAATCAAGCTGCAATTTTAAACGCTACTGATTCATATTCAACTATTGGTATTGGATTGTGGGGGTCTAGTGGTGGTACGCCAGACATGAATTCTTCAACCATTTCCATTGGCGGAAATACTAATGTAAATGCGGGTGGCGGTACTTTTGTAGCCTACGTCTTTGCCCATGACGCAGGAGGCTTTGGCTTAACTGGTACAGACAATGTAATTTCGTGTGGAACATACACAGGCAATGGTTCTACTACTGGCCCAAGTGTCACGCTTGGTTATGAGCCTCAGTGGGTGATGATTAAGAACAGATCAAACACTGGTAATTGGTTAATACAGGATGTTATGCGTGGTATGCCATTGAATCCAAGCACAATGACCTTATTTGCAAATCTTAGTAATGCAGAAACTTCTGCTGGGATTTCTCGAGTTCAGCCTACGGCAACAGGGTTTCAAATTGCAAACACCGCCACAGCCGATTTAAACGCCTCTGGCAATACCTACATCTACATAGCCATTCGCAGAGACCCGATGAAAGTGCCTACGAGTGGAACAAGTGTGTTTGGTGCTGAAACTTGGGCTGGCACTGGTACTTCTCCTCGTACATTTACAAGCGCAAATTGGACATTTCCCGCAGACTTAGTAACTATTAAGTCTACAAGTAGTGCAACTTGGTCGAATACTTGGGGAACTCGTTTAACTGGTAGTGGTACTGTAGTCACTAATACTACTAATGCAGAACTTACATCGTCCACAAGTATTGCAGGATATGTTTCTAGTTTCAATCAAACTGGGTATACAACTACTGCTGGAACAACTAGTAACTCCAATTATAACAACTCAAGCGCAAGCTACGTTAGCTACAACTTGAGGAGAGCGCCATCCTTTATGGATATTGTTTGCTATACAGGAAATTCAACTAGTGCAAGAACTGTAAATCACAACCTTACTGTCTCTCCTGAGTTAATGATTGTCAAGTGTAGAACTAGCGCAATCACCCCAGCTTGGATTGTATATGCCGCATCCGAAGGCACTACAAAATTTGGTGAGTTAAATAGCAATAACGCTTTTTCTACTAGTACTTCTTATTGGAGTAACACAAGTCCGACTTCTTCTGTGTTTACTCTTTCAAATAATCAGGGTGTAAATAGGACAGGAGACAATTACATTGCTTATTTATTTGCAACTTGTGCAGGTGTTTCTAAAGTAGGCTCATACACAGGCAACGGCACAACACAAACAATTGATTGTGGATTTACAGCAGGTGCAAGATTTGTTCTTATTAAACGTACTACTGCAATTAGTAATTGGTATTATTATGATTCTGTTCGTGGCATGACAGTATTAACAGACCCGTATTTGCTTTTTAACTCCACTGCGGCTCAAGTTGCTACTCTTGGTTCTGTAACAACAGTATCAACAGGTTTTGCATTAGACTCCACCATTTTATCTGTCATCAATATTTCTGGTGAAACATACATCTTTTTGGCTATCGCATAAGGAACAATCATGCAAATTAGAATTAGAGAAACAGGACAAGTTCTCTTACAACACGAATGGGAAAAATGGGTTGCAATGACTTATGTTAAATCACTCAGTGGTATTACAGAAGAAGTTGTTAACAGATTTGACTCAGACATTGTATTTGAAGGTCCACAAGCATCTGGGGGTACTGTATACCAGTATTCTCAACGTGATGGTGTAGAACAAGTAGAAAGTAAATGGTATACTAAATATATATTAGGTCCAGTGTTTACAGGCAATACTGCTGTTGAAGACGAAACTGCTTACAAAGTAATTAAAGATGCTGAACAAGCTAAGAATGTTCGTGATACAAGAAACAATATGCTAGCTGACACTGACTGGAGATTCCGCAGTGATATGACACCCTCACAAAGCTGGAAAGATTATTGCCAAGCATTAAGAGACGTTCCTACTCAGGAAGGTTTTCCTTGGACAATCAACTGGCCAACCCAACCTTAAAGGAAAATAATCATGGGAAAAAATGAAAAGACCCCCGTTACTATTGATGGTATTGAATATAAATTTGAAGACATGACACCTCAGCAACAACTGCTGTTGAATCATGTTGCAGATTTAGATCGTAAACTTGAGTCAGCACGATTCAATGTTGATCAACTCCAAGTTGGTCGTGAAGCATTCTTTGGTTTGCTTAAAACAGAACTAGAAAAGAAACCTGACGACATTCAGGATGCAATAATTAAGGAATAATAAATGCTCAACATCACTCAAGAACAAGAATTAGAAGTAACCCACACGCAAATATATGAACGACTTCTAGCAGTAGAAGTCAAAGTAGATAAACTAGACAAGAATACCGAAGAAGTAGTTCAAGCTTTTAATGCGGCTCAAGGTGCATTCATTGTGCTTGAGTGGATTGCTAGAGCAGTTAAACCAATAATTATTGTTGGTGCTTTCTTTGGTGCTGTATGGCTAGTAATAGAAAACAAATTGCATAAGTAATGTTTGTTTCTGCTATCAGTTTAATTATAGCACTTAATCTACCTATTAAAGAAGAATACAGATGTATTAGATGGTCTTGGTCAGGTGATGTATACAATAGAAGAGTTGTTTGTTTAGAATGGAAAAGGAAAGATAAGAAATGATTGATCCTCTAACAGCCCTAGCGGGTATACAGTCAGCAATTAACATGGTTAAGAAAGCTAGTAAAGTAGCTAATGACCTTGGTTCTCTTGCACCTATGATTGGCAAAATGTTTGATGCTAAAAGTGTAGCTACAAAAGCTATGCTTCAAGCTAAACAGTCTAGTAAGGGTTCCAACATGGGAACTGCATTACAGATTGAAATGGCTCTTGACCAAGCTAAAGCCTTTGAAGAAGAGCTTAAGATGTTGTTTATGCAGACAGGTAAGATTGATGTTTGGAATAAAATTAAAGCTAGACAAGCAGAAATGGATTTAGCTGATGCTAAAGAAATAAGTGCTTTAAAGAAAGCAGAAAAGAAAGCTAAAGAAAAAGAACAAGAGATGAATGAAATAGCCATGATTGTTGGTGGTGTATTCTTTGTTTTATTCTTAGTGTTTGTTGGTGTAAATGAGCTGGTTAATTTTTGTGCAACTACACACAGGTGTGGTAGATGAATGAGTATCAGAAGACATTTGATTTAGCCTTGAAGATATTTGTTTATGGCTGTGTAGCTTTGTACTTTTTAGGTTTCCTTAAGTTTCTCCCTGATGATCTTTCTAATAAGATTGTTTCTTTATTGTTAAGTAAAATAGGATTATAATATATGTTAGATATTTTAAGTGGTGGTATTCTGGGATCAGTGTTTGGCGGTCTATTTCGACTAGCCCCTGAAGTCCTCAAGTGGTTAGATAAGAAGAATGAACGTTCACATGAACTTAATATGTTTAAGTTTCAGTGTGATCTTGAAGCTCAACGTGGTGTACAAAAACTAGCTGAGATTGGTGCTCAACGTGAAGCCGCTATTGATGTCGGTGTTATGGGTGCTTTCCAGTCTGCTATTGAACAACAAACAGCAATGGTTAAAGCCGCTGGTGGTGGATGGGTAGCCGCATTATCAGCTTCAGTACGGCCTGTAGTGACATACTGGATCTTAATCCTGTGGTCATTTATTCATATCTGGTTAGCCTATAATTCATGGATTAGCGGTATGCCTCCAGTAGAAGTATTTAAAGTAATGATGTCAGCAGACTTTGCGGCTCTTGTTTCTGGTACTCTTAACTACTGGTTTCTTGACAGAACACTCAGCAAGCGTGGACTATGAACTTAACATTAGCCGCAGACTTGTGTAAACATTTTGAAGGCTTTAGTTCTAAGCCTTACATGTGTCCTGCTAATGTAGCTACAATAGGCTACGGTAGTACATACTATGCTGACGGTAGGAAAGTAACGCTTCAGGATCCTCCTATGAGTGAGCCTGAGGCTTATGAATTACTCCTCAGAGAATTACATCATACCTATTTGCCCGGAACACTTAAGCATTGTCCTGTACTAGCTACAGATGAAAAGAAATTAAATGCCATTGTTGACTTCTGTTATAACTTAGGTGTAGGTAGACTACAGACAAGTACATTAAGACGAAAGATTAATGAACAAGACTGGGAAGCCGCTAAGGTAGAGTTAATGAAATGGAATAAGGGTGGAGGTAAAGTGTTAGCTGGTCTTAACAAAAGACGTAAGGCTGAATGCGCTTTACTTGGTACCTAATAGTAATAAAAAGGATATCTCATGGCAACACCAATTACAGACCTAGGCAAGGGAGGTCTTAACACAGACTTATCACCCTTGATTGTTCCCCCTAATGTTTTTTCAGATGTACTCAATGTTCGTTTTGACGACAATGCAGTACAAACAATTACGGGTGAAGGGGCATACAGGACTGTAGCTATTGTCCCTGACTATGGTATTCACTGGAAAAGACCAGATCAAGGTTATAATATCTTTGCTAAGAATGGAGCTATTGTTCGAGTAGATGCGGCAGGGAATTCATCTAATATGTTTTCCTCTGCTGATGTACTATACAACAATAGCGATTGGCAAGGTACTCTCTTTAACGGTGGATTTGCTGTTGTAGTAAACAACGGTCAGACAACTCCACTATATTGTTTATATGGTAGTGCTTCAGCAGGATCTACCTTTCAACCTTTACCTAACTGGAATTATTTAGCTGGTCTTACAGTGACTGCTAAAGTAATCCGTTCACTTAACTATTCTCTTGTTGCGGCTAACCTTACGTTAACCGAGAGTGGCATTGTAACATATGCCCCAGGAACTGTACGTGTTTCTGTTCAGGCTCCTACAGGTAACATCCCACAAGTATGGGCACCCGGAGTTACAACAGACACAGCAGATGAGTTTGAGTTAAGCTCAACATCACAAGTACTCGATATGCTTGACCTTAGGGGTAGCATGTTTATTTATTCTGAAGACAGTATTAATATATTGTCTATTGGTAATGTAACTAAAGTAACTCCATACTCAAAGTCTTATGGTATTCTTAGTACAGATTGTGTATGTGAGTTTGATGGTAGCCACTTTGTAGTAGACCGTAATGATATCTATATTCATAATGGTTCAGGTAGTATTGAGTCTATTGCTGACTTCAGAATTAAAAAGTATTTCTTTAGTAACCTTAATAAGAGTTACACTAACAAAGTTCATATTGTACGTAATCCTTTCTATAAAGAAATCTGGATTAACTATCCTAAAGGAAATGCAACAACTTGTACTGAAGCCCTTATATTTAATTATAAAAATAATACATGGACAAAGAGAACATTAGCTAATGTAACTTACACATTTAATGCTCCACAAAATGTCAGTAATACTTATAATTATGCTAAACAAGAGTTGTTGTTTACAACTAACTCAACACAAACATTGATTACAAATGATGCTTACCTTATGTACAATGGTACAACATTTGTAGCGTATGATTCTTATGTATCTAAAAAGATTAATACAGGCGACTTAACTGGTAGTTCTATTATTAATGCTATATACCCTGTATTTGATAAAGTATCTGGTTCAGCTAGTATTAGTATTAAAGTGCTTGGTCAGAATAACTATATAGATAATCCTACATATACATCTGCTGATGTATTTACATTTCTTCCTAACAATCAAAAGTCTCAGGGCTATAAAGTAGATCCTCGAGTTAATGGTCGTGTAATGAATCTATATATTACATCAACAGACTATTGGAGACTCCCTACTCTTGCATTTGATGTACGACCAGCTGATCGGAGGTAATCTATGTTTAATCCTCCTATAACAGGTAATAAAGATCTTGATGCCTACTTATATGATTTAAGTTTAAACCTAGATGGTAATACTGGTGCTACAGAGTCTGATCCTAATATTCCCGGTGGAGACCCCGGAAGCTATACATATCAATACATACATGTTAAATATGCTACAGATAATATAGGTACAGGGTTTTCTAACACACCTACTAATAAAACTTATTTTGGTTTGTACAACAGTAGCTCATCTACTGAGTCAACTAATCCAGCAGAATATACTTGGTATCTATCAGGATTTCCCTTTGGTACTACTTACTTTCTTTACTACCTTATTTTAGGTGGTCGTAAGATTAGGTTTGCTGTTAACACTTCCCCTCCAGACTATCACTGGAAAGTAGATGATGGTAATGCTATTGATTTAGACGTTATTGTGCCTCCGGCTACAGTTTCTTTTAATGAAATTATGAATGCCGCAGTAACAGAGCTTAAGATTGCAGCTGATGCTGTAACTGCTACTAAGATTAACGTAGCAGCTCTTGATCAAGCCTTTGGTGACTTAAGACCTAACACAGTATCTGCCGCACAAATTGCTACTAATGCTGTTACTAGTATAAAACTCCTTGATGGAGCAGTAACTGCGGCTAAAACTGCAGTAGCATCTATTGATGCTGCAACAGGTAATTTAGTTGCTAACTCAGTAGGTAGCACACAAATTACTGACAATGCAATTACATCTCAAAAGATTACTGCTAATGCTATTACAGCAGGTAAGATTGCGGCTAATGCTATTGTTGCAAGTAACATTCAAGCTGGTACAATTACTGGTGATAGAATATTTGCTAATACAATTACGGGTGACAACATTGCGGCATTAACTATTGGTGCTCAAGCTATTGCAGCTCAAGCTATTACAGCAGTTAAAATTGAGTCTGGTGCTATTACAACAGACAAGATTTTTGCTGGTGCAGTTACTTCGGCTAAGATTACTGTAGGCACCCTTGCGGCTATTACTGCTAACATGGGTACTATTACTGCTGGAACATTAACGGCTGGTACTATCTTTGGTGGCGCATTGAGTGCTGCTACAGGGACATTTAGTGGTTCTTTAAGTGCGGCTACAGGTACTTTTTCAGGATCCTTAAGTGCGGCTACAGGAACTTTTAATGGTTCATTAACTGTTGGATCTAGTCCTGCAGTTAGTGGAACTACAATGTCAGGTGCTGGTGCTGTTATAAATAACGCTGGTACTTTTGCTATTGGTAATGCTAGTACTAATATTACTTATAATGGTAGTGCTATGTACCTTAACGGCAACGTTGTTAACACTGCAAACATTACTTCAAATGCAGTTACAAATAGTGCTACAGCATACACAGCAGGAAGAGTTTATGCTACTAGTGGTACATCAGGATGGATAACTTTACAAACAGTAACTATAACAAGCACAGGTGGTACTTTATATATAGCTTCTGCTGGTAGAGCTTATCAAGGTTCTTATGGTACTGAAAGTGGAACAACAGGTGTTTTTCCTTTGTTTAGAATTTTTTCTGGTTCTTCTTTGATTGAATCAAATGAAGCAGGTATGAGTTACAGTGTTACACCCGGAGCTGGAACGCATACTATTAAATTAGAGATAATAGATGGAAACACAGGTGATGGCTCATTAATTGAAAATAGCTCTGCTTCAAATAGATCTCTTTTTGTTATGGAATTAAAACGATGATGTACACTATATTTAATACAACAACAGGTGAAATACTTCGTGTCATTAATACAAATCAAATTGAATCACAAATTAAAGATAATGAATCTTTTATTGATGGTGAATTCCTTGATGATGCATATTACATTGAATACAATCAACCAGTATTAATTCCACTAAAACCTAATGATTACTCTGTATTTAACTTTGAAACTAAACAATGGGTAACTGTAGAAAGTAAAGCAATAGCAGATGTTTCTTCAAAAAGAAACAAACTTCTTTATCAAACAGACTGGACTCAAATACCTAATAACCCTTTAACTATTCAACAACAAACAAGTTGGGCAACATACAGACAACAACTTCGTGATGTATCTTCTCAACAAGGTTATCCTTACAACGTAGTGTGGCCAACTCCACCAAACTAACTATGAAAATTATTTTATTATCACCTGAACAAACAGTACAACATTGGTCAACACTCTCTGTATTACTTCAAAAAGTAATTGAGCATGGACAAGGAGAATCTACATTAACAGACTATCTTAAAAAGATTCTCAATGAGTACATTCAATGTTGGGCGGTAGTAGATGATGAATTAAATATTATTGGTGCTGGTTTAACTCAATACTTACAATACTCTCAACACAAAACACTTCATATAATTGCTTTCTCTGGAAGTGACTTTGAAGAACAATCTAAGGTGTTCCCTACAGTGGAACAATTTGCCCGTGATTCTGGCTGTAAAGCTATTGAACAATGGGGTCGTCCAGGATGGGCAAAGGTACTACCAAAGTATGTATCTGGATTTAAAGAAGCTTACGTAGTAATGCGAAAGGATTTAGAATGAAATATAAAATTAATGGTTCTATTAAAAAGAACTACGGGGGTGGTGGTGGAGGTACAACAAGTAGTATTCCTGAATGGGCAAAGCCTTATATGGAAAATGTTGGTAAAGCGGCTGAAGGTGCTTATGGTTCAGGTGACTTAAACAAAGTAGCTGGTGCATCAACATTACAACAAGAAGCTTTTGGCGAGGGTGCCAGAAAACTAGGTGCTACTACTGACACTGCTCTTAGTACGTTAGGCGATCAAAATGCACGATTAACTACTATGGCTATGGCTCCTAGTGCGGCAACATTAGCGGCTCAGAAGACAGGTATTCTTAATGAAGCTCAAAAGGGCGTTGCTAAACTTAATACAGGTTTTGGTCAAACAGGAACACTAGGTTCTGCAAGACAAGCTGTTATGCAGGGTGCTCAAAATGCTGAGACAACAGGTGCGTTAGCTAAAGTTGATGCTGACTATGAATCTAATATGTTTAAGAATCGTCTTGCAGCTGAACAAGCTATTGCATCAGGTGCAACTACTGCTTATGATATTGCTAACAAAGGCGTAGGTGCTACGGCTAATCTTGGTAACCAACAACGTGGTATTGATCAACAAGGTCTTGATGCTACATGGCAAGGTCTTCAGCGTTATGCTTCGACTATATATGGTAATCCATCAAGACAACAAGCGTCTGGAGGTAAATAATGGCTGGTGATGTAGGAAGTAGCCCAACTGCTACAACATTTAATAAAGGTGCGCCTTCACAAAACGTTGCTTCAGGTAATCCCTCAGTAGGTACTCCAAGCGGAGGTACAATGGGTGCTGGTAAAGGCGCTGGAGATATGCGCCCACAAAAAACTGCTATGGGTACACCTATTGTGTATGGTAACACTTATTTACCTAACCCTGTTTCAGGACAACCTAATGCTGGTGTTCCTGTTACCCCAACTCCAGCCTATGATACTTCTATGGATGGGGGTAGTAGTGGTGATAGTGGTTTTGCAGACGGTACTATGTCAGTTCCTAATTATGCTTATGGTACAGAATCAGTTGCAGGTTATGCACGAGGAACAATAGGAATAGATGATGATCCTTGGAGTTGGGCTAACCAACAGCCAATAGCTCCTTTATCTGCTGATATTAAACCATCTAACGAACAACCTGGAGGTCGTGTTGCTGATCCAGTAGAACAACAATTAGGTGCTATGGCTATGAGTAAGGGCATTGAGGCTACTGAAAAAGGTATTAATGCGGCTTATCAGGCTTACGGTGCGCCTTTAACTACTAATGCTATTGGGTCTATTGGAACTACTACTGCGGGTGTTCCTGTTGCCTTAGGAAATGTTGGTGCTGTAGTTGCACCTAGCGCTGTTACTTTAGGAACACCTGTTGCCGGAGCTTTAGCTCCTGCTGGTGCAGGATTATCTACATTAGTAGGTGGTGCAGGAACTGGTCTTGCCGCAAGTTCAGCCGCACCTATTGGCGCTAGCCTTGGTACTGCTTTAGGTGCTACTACTGCCGCAACTACCGCTGGAACTGCCGCAACTACAGCTGGTTTAGGAACTGCATTAGGTGCTGGTGGAACTGCTATGATGGGCGCATTAGCATCTAATCCTGTTGGCTGGGCTATTGGTGCAGGACTTTTGGCTAAAAAGCTAAAAATAATTTAAGGAAATACTATGGCACCCTTATCAGGTAAACAACAGAGAGAGTACCTCAAATTCCAAAATAAAGAAGCTCGTGAATCAGCTAAAATGGAAGTTGACCAATTTCGTAAACAACAATTACATGAACTTAAACTTCAAGAAGCAGCTGCAAAAGCTAAGCAAGGTTTAGGTTATAAAGAACAAGTTAATAATGCAAAGCTTAATGATATGGGTGTTCCATTACCTAAGGGTGCAACTATTAACAAACAAAGATTAGGTATTCCTTCAATGAATCCTATGGCGGGTACAGAGATGTTTAAACAGGGTCAACATAGGTTGCCTCAATCAACTGTATTCCAAGCACAAGGTACTGATACAGTTCCTGCTATGCTTACTCCCGGAGAAGCGGTTATTCCTCGTGCAGCCGCACAAAATCCTAAGAATAAAAAAGCTATTAAACGTATGGTACAAGAGGGTCGTAGGGCTAATGCTATGATGGATGGTACAATGGATGTACCTGAATTCAGTCGTGGATCTTCTGCTCAAGCTAACTATGCAGATGGAACTGAACGTGTATTTAGTCGTTATGGAAAAGGTCCTCTTAAAATAGTTAGTACACACGATGGTTACCCACAACAATATGATGAAGAAGGTCGTGGCATGTCAGAATATTCTGTTACAGTAACTGACCCACGTATTAATAAAGGTAGGCCAACTAATATACCTTCTCTTTGGGAAGGAAAAATATTAAGTGAAGACAAAGCGATACTTAAAGCATTAGCTAATGGTGGTCCTTATCCTTCATATAAATCAATACCACAGGCTATTGAAGCCGCAGGACAAAAGTCTGATGATGGGGGAGCAGCTGCACCTTACATGCATGGTTCTTATGGTGTAGTACCTCAACAAGTACAGTCTGCGGTAGGCTATGAAAATGGGGATACTAATGTATCTTACCTTGATCGTTTTCTTAACTATGTTGCTGGGCAAGATCCACAACCTGTTGCTCCTCCATTAGCAAAGCCAGTAAGCCAGTCTTCTGACTTTGATACTATTATTCAAAAGGTATTCCAAAGAGAATATCCTAGTGAAGATAAAGCTTTTCACAATGTTAAAGGTGATAGGGGTGGCCCAACTAAATATGGTATTAGCCAGAGAGCTTATCCTAACTTAGATATCAAAAATCTTACTAAAGAACAAGCTATTGAGATTGCTAAAAGAGATTATTGGGATAAAAACAAAGTTGATCAATTAGACCCAGCACTTAGAGAAGTTTATTTTGATACTGCTTTTAATAAAGGTTCTGGTGCAGCTAAGTTATTCTTAGAAAGGTCAGGCGGTGATCCTGTTAAATTCTTAGATGAACGCCAAAAATATGCAAATGAAATTGTTAAGCAAGACCCATCACAAAAGAAATTTCAAAAAGGTTGGTCTAATCGTGTTAATGATTTAAAGAGAGTAGCTGAAACGGCTACAGATGTTCTTATTCCATCAGCTCAAGCAGGTACATTAGATGCTAGAGAAATTCAAGCTCCTTTAGCTGTTGTTAAGCCTGAAGTTGTTGAAGTTGTTAATAATACTCCCTCTGGTCGTGATGTATTAATTGCTAAACAAAATTTAGCTACAAGTACTGATCCCAAGCTTATTCAATCTTCTAAAGATATTTTAGCTAGAGCTAATCAAGCTATACCTACATTAGCAGATACTCGAGGTGCAATTATTAATTCACCATTAACTGCAATGGAAACACCTTTATTTAATAAAGATCAACAAGATTTAATTAGATTAAGTGAAATTATTAATGACCCTAATATAACACCTAATGACAAAAAATGGGCGTATACACAAATAAATCGTATAACACGCAATGGTCAACCTGTATCCCCAGTAGGTGCAGGTACTGCTAGATCTATTTTTAATCAAGTACTTGGTTCTGAATTACAAGCTAACATTGCTAATTTACCTAAAAACGAGCCTTATTTAGTACCAGAAGTTCCTGTCCCTACTCAAGCAGAAATACCTAGACCAATAGATGTAGCTATGAATCAACAAGCTATGTCTAATGATCAAAATTATAATATGTCTTTAGGAGAAGGTAAACAAGTAGAAGTTCCTGCAGTTGATGGTACTGGTTTTTCTAAACAAAATGCTGATAGGTTTAATAATCTTGGTTTAGAATCAAGAAAAGAACTTGACAATATTAGTTCAGAAGTTAAACGAGTAACCCAAATGCAAGGCACTAAGCAAGAGAAAGAAGGATTTCTTGCTAAAGCTTTAGAAGGTATTTTTGGACCTAAAGGTTTATTTAGCGATAAAGAACTTATTAGGTTTGCTATATTGGCAGCTGGGGGTATGTTAACTGGTGGTTCTGTTGGTGGTTCTTTGCGTGTTGCAGGATTAAATACACTCCAATCAGCTGATAAACGTCAAGCTGAACAATTTGCAAATGAGCAACAAGATAAACGGTTTAATCAACAAGAAGAATTACTTGATAAACGTTTTGCAAAAGAACGTGAATTCCGTAAAGAAGATATTATTCGTGCAGAAGATAAACAACTTGAAACTGAAATGATTAGAGAAGGTCGTGATGCAGTTGCTGTTCGTAACTGGATTAAAGGCGGCCAAAAAGGTGAAGTACCTGCAATTAAAACCTCATATATTCGTAATGGTAATTCAGAATTAATGACTGTTACTTCTTCAATTAAATTAAATGACCAAGTATTTAAACCAGGAGATCCTGTTTACGTTTATCAAATGACTCAACAGGTTGGACCTCGCAAAGGTGAAACAATTCAGATGGCTAGAATTGGTAATAAAGATATTCCTTTTGAAGATTTAATGTCCAAAGGTTTTTATTTAAGTAAATGGAACGAAAGTACACACGGAGAAATTGCTAAGTTAAAACGTGCTCAAGAGTTTTCAGAAAAGCTTTCTAAGAATATATTTGAACCAATTGTTGAAAGTTATTTTGGTGCATCTAATATTAAAGGTAAAGCTAATCCCGAAAGAAAAGGGATTGTTACTGCTGGATCAGCTGCTGGGCAAGTTGAAAGTTATTTTAGAGGCAAAGTTAATTTAGATGATCGTGCAGTTCAAAACGAGATTGAAAAAATTACTACTATTGCATCAGAACAATTAGTAAAAGACATTGAGTCAGGTACTTATAAAGTTTCTAAGGACATTACACCATACCTAGCTGTTGGAGAGTTTAGAGAACGAGGTAAATTGTCAGATAAGCTAGTTACTTTAGATAAAAAGTCAGGTAAAATTATGTCAGCAGAAGATATACTTTCTCTTAGAGATTCAGCTAGTACTTTTATTTCTAAGAACAAGGCTAACACAAGTCCTGATGCTGAGATAGCAAGGCTAGCAGAAGTATGGACTGCTAATAGTAACGGTATACAAAACAGATATAAAAACTCAGATAGAAATACTGCATTTGCATTATTTGCTTTGGATACATTTAAAAAATAAGAGGTAACATGGATAGACTTAAAGAAATACTTATAGGTATGGGAATAGACGAAAAGTCTATCCCTGAACCCTCTGTTATGGATACGGGAACAGACAGCATCAAATTAAAAGATGCTGATACTGTTTCCCTTCCTAATTCAACATTACGTTTACAAGGTATTAACACAAGAGAAAGTGCTAAATTTTTACCCAATAAAATTAAAGGTGCTCAATTAGGTGCTGATACACAATCAGAATTAGTTGCTGAAACTATTAAAGGTGGAGGCTTTACTACTCCTGAATTAAGCGGTACTAAAGATATTTATGGACGTGAATTAGGGGATCTCTACTCAGGTGGTAGAGCTTTAACTAATGAATTGTTATATAAAGGCTACACTGACCTTTATAAAGAAAGCACTCCGTCACAAAGAACTAGTGAAGCTTATGGTAAATTAGATCGTAGGCAAAGAGAGTTAGAAGGAAAAGTTACTGTTGCAGATGAGATGTATTACAATCTTATTGGTGAAATGTATCCTAATGAAAGAGTTTATTCTAAGTTAAGAACAACAACAGGTAAACAATTTAATCAAGCAGACCTTGATTATTTTGTTGGACCCGCTTTAATTAGACCTGACGAAGATGAACGTGGTGTTACAAACGCTACTCTTAGTACTGGTTTAAGTATTGGTGGTAAAGAAATTAAAAAGGGTTTGTTTGGAACTCTTGAAATGATTGGTGACCGAACTGGATCTGACTGGTTAAGAGATATTGGTAGTGCTAATGTAAGAAGTGTACAAGATAATTTAGAAAAGTTACCATATTTAAAACAGCCAGAAGCCTTTGATGATAATGGTGATTGGAAGCTAGATACATTAGGTAAGGTTGTTGACTTTGCTATTGGTCAAGCCGCAGTATCAGCCCCTCAAATGTTAACAACTGTTGTTGCGACTCTAGCTGCTCCATTAACGTATGGTTTATCTTTATCAATTCCTGCTGGAATTTATATTGGTAATACTTGGAACAATCAAAAAGAAGAAAATAAAAATGCTACTGCGGCTATTGCTTCTGGATTAACACAAACTGCTTTAGATAGATTAGCTCTTGGTTTTATCTTTAAACCCGGATTAGATATAACTAAGCAAGCTACTCAGCAAATGGTTAAGAAAGAGCTAATGCTTAAAGGCATTGGCGATGAAGCGGCAGAACAATTAATTAAGAATAGTTTAAAAGAAGCTACTAAAGAAGTTGGTGAAGCTTTAAGAGTTGCTACTATTAAATCAAACTTAGGACCAAAAGCTATTGGTAAGTCTATTACTGTTGGTGGTTTAACTGAATCAATTACAGAATCATTACAAGAATTAGCGGGTTATCTAGGTGAAGAGGTTACATTTTCTTTACCTACTGATATTGCAGAACAAAACAAATTGAAAAACAGAATGCTTAATGCAGCTGTTGGTGGTGGTTTGCTTGGTGGAACAATAAGTGGTGGAAGCACCGCTGTGTCTACTCTTACTAATAGAATATCACCTAATGAAATTACTAGTGATTCTGAATTCAGAAACAGAATGAATAAAGAACGTGGTAATATTCCATCTGCGGCTGAGATTCAACTAGAAGCATTTGGTAAACCTGAGAATGATAAAACTATTGAAGAACTTGCTTTGTTAGAAACTTCTAAACGACAAACAGAAGGTGTGTTTGCTAAGACTGGTTCTTGGTGGGCTGATAAAGGTATTGTATCTTTGTTTGGAAAATACAGTGGTACTATTATGAAAGGCATGCAACATGCTGATGAGTACATGGGTTCACTTGCTACGTTCTTAGGTTATGGTAGACCCGTTAATGGTAGATCTATTGATGAACACCAAGCTCTTTTAAGTGCTAAAATTTTTAGTAAATTTGGTACTAAAGAAGAAATGCTAGGTAAGTTTACAGGTTTAAACGAAACTCAAATTAATAAATTATTTAATGATAAGAAAGTTATTGATGGCTTAGAACGTATTTCTTCTAATATGAATCTTTATCCTGATCAAACATCTAATCAATTAGCTACTAGTTTGGGTATTGATTTTGGAGTTAACAATCAATACAAAGAACAACTGTCTGAGTATGCTGGTAAAATTACTAATCTAATTAATGATTATAACAATGCAACTGGCTCTGCTCTAACCTTTAAATCTTTCTTAGAACAATCACCTATTGACAAGACTGTTGTTACTAAAAAATATAAAGAGTTTCTTAAGGATTTAGAAGTAGGATTAAAAATATCTCCAAAAGAAGCAGGAGAGATTATTAATTCTTTAATGAATAACAGAGATAACAATTCTATTGATGATGTATTTAATGAAGATATCAATCCATTTACTGAGGTAACTGCTGGATTAAAAGATAAAGACGTTCTTATTAAAGCCTTGAATGAGCCAGAGAACAGAGCTAGATTTGCTAAGTATTTATCTAACGATATACTAAATAATGCTTATTCTCTGTCTAGTAAAGCTGCAGCTATTAACGTTAATAAAAATATTATTGGAAAAGATGGAGCTAAGCTAGCCGCTTTAATACAAGCTTCTTTAAACAAAGGTACTATTGATAATGCTACTGCTTCGTTTATAGCTAAAGAACTTAAAGACTTTCTTAGTATGCGTTCAGGTAATTACTTCCCTATTACTAATCCTTATATTAAAGGTGCATTAGGTACTGTTAATTTCTTGTCTACAATTACAGCGTTACCTTTAGCCGCAGTAAGTTCTACCGTAGAGTTTGCTCAGGTATTTAGAAATCTTAATAGACCTCAATCAATTAAAGCATTTAGAATATTACTTACTTCTGCTGGAAAAGAAATGTCAGCATACCTACGTGACATTGGTAATGCTATGACAGATAGAGTTCAGATTAAAGAGGTTGCTCATAGATCTTCTTTGTCTAGAGCAGGTTATTTAAAAGAAGGAAACACAGCTAATCGTATTGATATTATGTCTAACTATTATCAACGATGGACAGAAGGTTTCTTTAAGTTAACTGGTCTTACTTCTGTTACTACTATTACTAGAAATGCTAGATTAGGTATTGCAGCAGATGCAATTAATAATTGGTTAGGTGTTGTTCAGAATAATGATTTATCTTACACAGAGCAACAAGTAAACGATGCAAGAGACCACTTGAATAGGTTAGGTATTGATATAAGCTTTATGACATCTATTAATGATGACAGTACTTTAAATCAAAGTAAGTATGAGAACAATATGCAATTAGCTGTTTACAATTTTGTAAATGAAGCTGTTGTAATGCCATCACAACTTAACAGACCTAAGTTTTATAGTGATCCTTACTATAGTTTGTTTACTCAATTCCAAGGTTATACATCAACATTTACAGCAAACATTTTGCCAAGACTTATTGGTGACTTGGGTAAAGCAGGTTCTGAAGACCAAAAGAATGCAGCTGCAACAATTGCTATGATGATTGCTTTGTCTATGCTTGCTTTGTATATCAAGGATTTAATTAAGTATGGTGAATCACCACCTGAATGGTTAAAAGAAGAAAAAGAATTTCAACGTCTAGTATCCCAAACAGGTTTACTAGGAACTGGTCAGCGCATATGGGATACAATGGATCCTTTAATCCCTGATAACAGTAAATATAAAGGTGTTGCGGCACAGGTTTGGCAGAATCTTTCTGAGCAATCCCCTCAACTTTCCTTTATTAACAAAATCGATAATGCCTTATCTGCACCTGAAGGTAAGCAAATCGAGAGAGGTGCAAGGCTGCTTCCTATATTAGGAACATCTCCCGCCTTTGCAAAATATTTACAGAAAGAACTTGGAGACTAATTAATGTCTAAATTTGTTAACGTACCCCGCCCAGCTAATATACCACAAGATGTTGGCTCAAACTTTTTAAGAGAACGTATTGCAGAAAATGAAGTGCCTGCAATAGATGTATCTGAGGAACAACAAGTTCCTCCACCATTAGCATACACAGGTATGAGTGCTGATGAAGATACAACAACCCCTGAAGATGCTAATTATTTTGCTAAAGAACGTAATCTTTTTAGTGATGATAATTTAGAGCAATACAATATAGCGGATAACAGCGATATTTATCCAGATGAAGGTGCAGGAGCAGGTAGATCTATTATGGATCGCCAAGGTAATGTGCTACCTTATGAGCAAATGATGCAATTGCGTCAACAAGAAGTAGAAGCTCAACAACAAAGAGTTATGTCTCTGGCACAGTTAACCCGTATGAAAACAGTAGAAGATCTTAATGCCGCTATTGGTGATGGTGTTATGAGACCTACAGTAGCTGCAACGCCTCTTCGTGCTTCTAAAGATATTGGTTTATCTTTAGCTAACATGGAAATTAAAACACCTTCCGGAGAAGTTCAAAACGGTTTGACAAGGCTTGCTGATGCTTACGGTGTTACAACACGTACAGCAGCTAACATGGGTACTTTGTCAATGGTTACTCTTATGCCGCTTGCTGTTGGTAATGCTAAAAGAATGAAGCCTCGTTCTCAAGATGATTCTACTATTTCAGAAACAGATTTTTTTGATGAAGAGTCTAATGATACGTTAACAGGTATTAACTCTTTGTTAAGCAGTGATGGCGAAGAAGGTCCACTTAATCTTAAATATGTAGGTGGGCTTCTTACTAGGGAATCTTTTGAGACAGCTCATGGACGTGTAGCTAAATTGTTTAGAAAAACCCGTAATTCCGTTGATGCTCAAGGCAGACCTTTAGATCAATCTATTGTACCACAAGCCAGAATTTCTAATACAGAAGATGGTGCTCTTTATGCCCAAGCTGAGATTGATGCAGGTTATTTTACTGAAGTTAATGTTAAAGGCGTAATGGCTGTTGTTCCTACTAATAAAGGTTTAGATTTTTATCGAGACACTAAAGAGTTAGAACACGCTATTACAGGTAGATTGTCTGCTAGGTCACAAAAAGTTCCTGTAAGTGATACCGGTGAGCTAGTAGGAGCTAGTCGTAACATTCGTCCAGGAGATATAAAGAAACCCGGATACCAACCATTAACTCAGGTTGATGAAGGTAAACGTGTTGCTGGTAGTATTGGTAAATTGTCTTCTTCTATTAAAGGTTTTCATGCTCTTAATATGTTTAAGATGTTGTTATCTCAGATTAATAACAACGGAGTACCCGTTGAAGGTAATGTAGATATGCTTCCTTACTTTAAAATTAGTAATGAAGATCTTGAAGATGCCAAAATTCCTGATGATTCCCCAGATAAAAATAACTCTTTAAAAAGTAAACTTAATTTATTAGCAAGTGAATTCTTTTATCAAGCTGGTTTTATGGCTGATGGTAGCCCTAACTTTACTAAATATAGAGATGATTATTCAACACACCGTTTATACCAAGATGCAGTTGATTTTGCTGAACAACGTAATAAATTAACTCGTGCTTTGATGGTGTTTAATGCTAAACCTTTTCTTGTTAATGATACTACATACCATACTAAAGGTATTAGTAAAGAAAAAGCAACAGACTTTTGGAACAAAATTGGAAGCAAAGCTAGAGGCAGAGACTTTAAACTTACTCAAGCAGAAAGAGAATTATCTTTCTTAGCTATACTAGGTAGAGCTTTAGATGTAGGTAAGTATGCGGGTACAGGTTTTAAAACAGAGAACATGACTATTCCTGAAATGCTCAGTATAGTTTCTCCTGCTTTCATTATGAATGCAGCTAGCATTGGTAGACAATTAAGGTCTTTAGTTCCTAATTCTACTAAAGAAATTGTTAATGAAATACTTAGTGTTGCTAAAGCAGTTGATGATCAATACAATAAAGGTGTAAAGAAAATACCGGGTGATGCAAGTTTAATTAAGCCTGAGTACACTCAAGACATGACTGAACCACAACGTAATGCAATGCTTACATGGTTAAACAGTTCAGGTCGAGATGATTATGGTTATACATTACAAGCGTTCTTAGATGCGGCTTCTTATATGGATGCTAAAGAACAAGGTAAACCTTTTACACCTAGAACTACTGTTGCTATTGACATGAACTCAGCTGGAAGAACATTCTTAGCTATGGATGTTGGTAAAGAAAATATTCTTACACGAGTTGGTTTAATATGGGACAACATGACAGACAAAGAGTGGCAGGATGTTACTGGCGGTAAAGACCCTCGAGCATTTTTTACTGAAGTTGCTGTAAAAGAAGGCTTAGATTCTGCTTTTGGTGCTGCTGATCAAGAAAAATTAAGAGCATGGAAAGCAGCCTTTGCTAAATTTGAAGGTAACAAAGATTTTAATAAGGCTTTTGGTAAGAAAGTATTGTTGACTACCGATTATGGTAAGCCAATGATGTATCACTTTGAGGAAGCTATGGCTTTCCTTAATGAGTACCCATCTTTTAAAGATGAAATGCTAAGCTATTATAAAAATGATTACAAAAAACTCGTTGAAGAATTAAACGAAATCTATTTTAAAACTTTAAACGCTGCGGGTGATGGTTGGCAATACGCTTTACCTAAACAACTTGTAGAATTAATGCAAATGTTTGGTCGAGTTCCTGCTCCATTAGGCTACCATAACGAAAGAATTAGTATTGGTAAATCTGGTGTGTATGATACTGATCAAGATATAGAAATATCTAGTAGGTATGCTACTATAAAAAGAAAAATTAAAGGTTTTTTAGGTTTAGATCCTGAAGCTAAAGCTAAAGATAAAGGTACTAAAGGTTTTGATGGTGCTAATATTGAACCTCCGGGTCCAGGAACAGCAGCTCGTAATGGTATTGGTCCTGTTATGGGTCAGTATCGAGAGTCAATGGTAATGCTTGAGACTATGCGTTATATTAATGGTGATAAAGATCCGTTCCAAATGCTTAATATGTCTCCTGTGTTTGATAACTTTATTTTAGATGCTGATAGTTATCTTATGACGCTGTATGTAGCCAACAATATTGTTGTTCCTCGTATTCTAGAGTGGGATATGGTTGGTAACTTTGAAAAAGATTATAACTTACAAATGGCTGAGATACAAGAAGAACTTTCTAAACAAGGTAATACAATTATTATTAATAATAAGTCACCATACAAAGGTATGTTTACTGTATTAGATCGTAATTTAAAATACATTTTAGAAAAAGAAAAAGCAGGTGATAAGTTATCTTCTTCAGAAAAAATGTTTAAAGACAGATTAATGGATAACCGTTCTGGTTATATTCTACCTGAAAGTAGACCTGATACAGTGGTACTTACTCGTGCTCAAGTTAATATTCTTTATAAAACTATGGCTTCTAAATTTAATATCTTTGATAAGTTTAAAAAGTGGACTAAGGATTTAGATAATAACCGCAAGAATGCCTTAATGAAAATTAAAAATAGAGCACGTAACGGTGAAATTTATTTCTTTACTTAAGTAACAAATAAAAAACCCCTATTAGGAATTATCCTAGTAGGGGTTATTTTTTTTTTAAATTAAACTGTTATATAATTTAAGTGCATCACTGCGGTATTCATCAGCTGCCTTTGCAGCTTCGTCTTGTGTATAATTAAAACCAGTATTAACGTTTTTAACTTCAGGTAGCCCAGTTAAATTTTGTTTATAGATTTCATTGATAACGTAAGGACCAATCTCTTTTTTGTATAGAAGATTATCTGGAATATTAATTCCTACCTCACTCATATCAGATTGAAATTCTTTATCGTCATAAGGGTTACCCCTCAATGCTTGTACATTATAGCTTTTCATTTAGATGACTCCAATTTCCATTTAAGTTTAGACACACCAGTCATGTAGTCACCGATGTAAGTTTCTAAGGCACCATGACCTTCTTTACCTGCTTCGTCATACAACATTTGTGATAGTGTTAAAATGTCTTCTAATGCTTCACATAGGTCTGATAACATAGCAACGTCAGTTTTAGCTTTGTTTTCTAAAGAACAATTACATTCTTCAGCATAAGCTTTGATACTGGTCATACACATGTAGCCCATCTGTCTGCACTGCTCATTCAAACCATCATGGTTCTCAAGCAAAAACTCATAAACCTCTTGAAACAAGGTATGATACTGAGGGAAATTTGGTCCTGTAACATTCAAATGATATACATGTGACTTAAAATATGTAATAAAATTATCACTGATCAGGGTCTGTAGTTTCTTTTGGCAACTCATCTTGTTTATCTTTCTGTTGTTCTTTATTGTTAAAGATAGCTTCCCAGTTATTTTGGTACTTCTCTTCATCAGTAGGTCTACGACCACTACCCTTACCCATAATAGCCTTTGCTAATATTAAACTCGTAGGATCTAACGTTTTCACCTAGGATATACTTGCCCCATACCTCAGGCAGTTTTAAGCCCTGTAGCTCAATGTCGTACCAATAGGCTCTGTCATCATGTAAGATTTCTTCTTGTGTTTTGTAATAGTCAGGACACAAGTCCTCAATATCATGTTGATTAATCATCTTCATCCTCATGTAACAATGCTAATAAACTTTTGTCTTTATTATTAGCTTTTAATTCAAAATAATAATCAGCATTAGTATCTATAAACTCTTTAAATAAAGTTAATTCTTTAATTAGTAATTCTAATTTATCATACTTTTCTTTTAATGATTTCTTATCATATATGTGCATATCAAGCTCTGATTTACGATAACAGTCAGATATACATATAGTACCATCCATAGAATAAGCACTAATATCTGCTCTGATTTCAATCATTGCAGTTCCTTTAGTTTTATTAAGGAATTTCCTTGAATAATAACTAGGGTGTTTTGTTTTAGCCATTGTTGTGTCCTTGATTAGAGAGTGGTAGTGGGGTTCGAACGCCACATCCCGAAGCTTATACATCCTCGATTCTACCAGTTGAATTATACCACTGTCATTTTGTCTGTGACTCCGTAACGGTAGAGTCGGACCGAGGGTTGCGGGAAAAGGAGTCGCACCTTTGACCTATGGATTATGAGTCCATCGCTCTTCTACTGAGCTACCCCGCTTTTCTATTAGGTACCTG